CGGCAACGCGGTACCGCCGCCGTTTGCCGAGGCGCTGGTAAGAGCAAATCTCCCCGAATTGTGCCGCATCAGTGAAGAGGCGGCCTGAGAGTTAAACCCGAAGCCACTAAAACAGTGGCTTTTTTATTCAATGGGTTACACCACATTAACTTTTCAAACCTGTGTCGCAATTTGTGCGCTTATCGAGTTGATCATTATCCCGTATGGGTGTACTGTTTATTTATACAGTATTTTTATGAGAGGGATGATCATGAAGGTTGAAGTCACTATCGAACGTACAAATAAACTGCCTGACGGCGCGATCCCGGCGCTTGAAAACGAGCTTTTAAAACGATTAAACAAGCGCTACGAAGGGTGCAAGCTGACCATTCGTCGGGCACAAAATGACGGGCTCAATGTTATCGGTGGCGATAAAGACGAGGTCGCTAATATTCTGCAGGAAACCTGGGAAAGTGCTGACGAGTGGTTCTACTGATTTTTGCTTTTGTAATGATTCGTTCAGGCTTTAGCAGGGGGACAAAAAGTGGAAGATGTTGATGACATGCCGTCTAAAGGTTACGTGGTGATTCGTTGCGATGATGGCGTTATTGTGGCGAAACTGCATTCTTTTCCAGAATGCGAGCGCGCCCTGATGTACCGACGGGGCGATTTAGTTTCTTTCATGCCGCTGGCGGAAGACGAGATAATTGGTACGCCGACCATGTTTACCGAGATGCTAAAAAAAGCTGGCTACCACGTTTCGATTTCCTCTGTTAGACTCTCACCGCGGGCCTGAACAACCCGCAACCTGCTGCGCCACGGAGAGATACCATGGCGCAAAATCACATCAAAACAATCCTTTCACTGACGTTAATCGACGCCAGCGATTTTTCGTATCCGGTATCCGCTGGTGGTGCCCAATGAAAATGACCTGGTTCAAATACGACAATCTCACCACGGAAGAAGCCGACGAGCTGGTGGCGCGTTACAACCGGAACGGAATCAAAACCGAAAGAAGCCTCTCAAGCGATCTCCGGCACTGGATAGTTAGCGCGCTTTTGCCCGAATCAGGTCAGGCGCCGCGTTCAGATAAAACTTACCAGCAGCGGATGTGGGGTCGTTGATGAAGGTCTACAACATTACCCCTATGGGTAAACCACGCATGATGCGTGCTGATAAGTGGAAAAAGCGCCCCGAGGTTCTCCGGTACCGCGCGTTCTGCGATCACGTTCGGCTGCTGGGCGTCGAGCTACCAGAAGCCGGAGCACACGTTACGTTCATCCTCCCGATGCCACCGAGCTGGAGTAAGAAGAAGCGCCTGCAGTATGACGGCCAGCCCCACCAGGCAAAACCTGATTGCGACAACATGCTGAAGGCGCTGATGGATGCCATCTACGCGGACGACGCCCACGTATGGGATTGTCGGGTAACGAAGGTTTGGGGCGAAACCGGGCAGATCGTTATCACGGAGGCACCACTATGCGAGCTCTCCTGAAACCAGATATCGCCAGAGGGCTGGGTATTGTTCTGCTGAAGCCGGGAAGTGAGCTGATGAGCATCTTCAGTTCTGGCCGTGTGCTGGTTGAACGCCAGCCCGACAATATGGCACACCTTGAGAGTGGTCCGGTACCGGAGGCGCATCAACCCTTAGCACAGGATCCCGAGCTTAGTCCGTTCCTGCTTGATTCGAGAGTCATTCAGGCCGCAGGTGGGATAACTTCGCTGGAAAACTGGCTACTGCGCCGCGGCGGATGTCAGTGGCCGCATAGCGAATACCATCATCACGAACTGGTAACGATGCGGCATGAACCGGGCGCAATAAGGTTGTGCTGGAGCTGTGACAACCTGCTGCGCGACCAGTCAACCCGGCAGCTGCAGGCTATTGCCGAGCGCAATGTTATGGAATGGGTAATAGACCAGATTCGTTTAAAGCTGCGCATTGATGAGTATCGTGAAGTTTCTCTGGCGGAACTGTGCTGGTGGGCGTTTCGCATGGCGCTAACCGATCTGCTGCCTGAAGGCATTGCCCGCCGCGCCTTTGATCTGCCTCCGAAGTTTATTCAGTCTGTTACGCGGGAAAGCGATATCAAGCCGGAAGTAACGGCCACCAGCATCATGCAGGGTAAATCTGATGACGCCGCGGCACTTCGAGAATCGCTCCTCAAGCAACCGGTAAAAACCATAGTGAATATTGCGGTAGATCCAGAACCGCCAGCGGCATCCATGTCACGCCCCAAACTTCACCGCTGGCGGAACGCGAAATTTCTCCGCTGGGTTAAAACTCAGCCTTGTCAGTGCTGTGGCCAGCCAGCTGACGATGCTCATCATCTTATTGGCTGGCGTCAGGGAGGTATGGGTACTAAAGCGCATGACTTCCTCACAATCCCGCTTTGCCGTATACACCACACCGAATTGCATAACGACCCTAAAGCGTTTGAACGTAAATACGGCACACAGCCGGAATTGATTATTTATTTGCTGGACCGGGCGTTTGCGCTCGGCGTTCTGGCGTAGACGGAGTGGAGACCGCGATGAATCTGGACAGCGTATTAAAATTTTTTGCCCCGAAAGGGATGCATATCTCAGACAGCGTTCGCGCTACTGCGAGCGAACAGTTAACGGTAACGGATGTTATGGCGGCGCTGGGTATGACTCAGGCAGACGCTGGAATCGGGCTTGCCATGTATCTGGGAAAGGCTGGAATCAGCCCACAGGATAAAGATGCCGCCATATCCTGGCTAACCGAATACGCGAAACTGCGCGCGCCAATGGCGGTGCGCAAAGCAGCCGGGAAAAAGTTTCCGCTATGCATGCGGATCCTCGCCCGCTTCGCGTTTAACGATTACGCCTCATCAGCCGCAGACAATTACGATTGCCCGAAATGCCATGGTAAAGGCCTGATCACGAAATTCAGCATGATCACCAAAAGTCATTACACAATGCGCCTGCCTCAATTCGCCAAAGATATGGGTCAGTCGCCCTCTGATTTTGAAGTCTTCCGCCAGGTAAAGGACGTGGACCACCAACTTTGTGGCAAGTGCAATGGTACCGGCCAGCTGAGTAAGCGCTGCCAGTGTGGCGGAACGGGGAAGACCCTCGACCGTAAGAATTCAGAGCTTCAGGGGGTGCCGGTTTACAAAGAGTGCAAACGCTGCGAGGGCAGGGGCTACAGCAGGCCCAAATCCTCTGTGGCATACCGCGGTATTCTTTCTGAACTGGACAGCCTGCCTGACCGCACATGGCGCTATAGCTGGAAGCCATTCTATGAAAGCCTGGTAACGAAATGCTTTGAAGAAGAAAGCAACGCAGATGTGCAACTCAAAAAAGTTACACGTGCGCAAGATATGATATAAATCTCATAATTTAGCGTCGCGTTACTTGCAAAGTTGCCGTTTTTGTGTAATTTTGACGTTAACGATGGGCATTGTAAGTTCACCGTTAACTTCTTATACACGAGCGGAGTATAAACGGATCCATACATGCTCGAATTTATTAAAAATATTCCCCATAACATTTACGAACATTTCGCTGCAATGACCACGTTGGTTCTTGTTGCAACTCTCGTAAAAATTGTTATCCCCTTATTGTCAATTCTGGTTGACCGTTACTATGAGCGTAAGTCGATTAAACGACTCATGGAAAGACCAGGGATGACTGAAGAACGAGCTAAAGAGCTCGCAAGAGATATATGGAGGCCAAAAAAAAGACCCTCCATAATGCTCACGAAATTAAAGAGTGTGTTTTCAAAAAATAATAAATTTTCCAAATGAACCGAATAATTCACTTAATCGGCTCATGTCTAATACTAACGCCACAGCAGCGGGATGGCATCCGCATCAGGGCCCACTTCGGTGGGCCTTTTTTATTTCCCCTCATTCCTGAGAGGACTCACCACTAACGAGGGGGCGTAATGTCCGAACCTTTTTCCGGCACCGTAGCCGCAGGTAGCGCGCTGACCGGCGCCAGCATTTATGGACTGCTTACCGGCACGGATTACGGTGTGGTGTTCGGCGCTTTTGCCGGGGCTGTTTTCTATGTGGCCACCGCTGCCGACCTGACGATTTTTCGCCGTTCCGCGTATTTCGTTGTGTCTTATTTTGCTGGCGTGTATGGCTCCGGGCTGGTGGGTTCGTGGCTGGCAAAAATGACGGGCTACGCAGACAAGCCACTGGACGCGCTCGGAGCGGTGATTTTGTCTGCCGTGGCAATCAAGACGCTGACGTTTTTCAGTGAACAGGACCCGCTAAAGCTGCTGGCACGCTGGAGAGGGGGAACCAATGGTAATTAACGATCCGCTGGTGGTGACGAACGTGGTGGCCTGCGCCGCCATTGTTCTGCGCCTGATGATGTTCCGTAAGCCTGGCGGGCGGCATAACCCGTGGGCGTCATGGCTCGCTTACCTGATTATCCTGGCGTATGCATCGGTGCCGTTCCGGTACCTGTTTGACTCCTACCTGCATACCCACTGGGCAACTGTCGCCATCAACTTAATCATCTGCGCTGCCGTGTTCCGCGCCCGGGGCAACGTCGCGCGGCTCTTCCATGTACTGAGGCCGGAATGAACCAATCACAATTTCAGCAGGCGGCTGGTATAAGCGCCGGATTAGCTGCGCGCTGGTTTCCGCACATTGATGCTGCCATGAAAGAATTCGGTATCACTGCACCGACTGACCAGGCGATGTTTATCGCCCAGACCGGGCATGAATCTGTTGGCTTCACCCGGCTGGTGGAGAGCATGAACTACAGCGTTGCAGGCCTGGCTGATTTCGTTCGCGCTGGTCGGCTTACTCAGGACCAGGCTAACGCGCTGGGCCGCCGCTCATATGAAAAGGTGTTACCGCTGGAACGTCAGCGCGCCATTGCCAATCTGGTTTACAGCAAACGCCTGGGCAACAAAGCGGCGGGCGACGGCTGGAAATATCGCGGTCGTGGCCTGATTCAGATCACCGGCCAGGATAATTACCGTCGCTGTGGCGCCGCGCTGAAACTTGACCTAGTCACCAGCCCCGAGCTGCTTGAGCAGGACCGTAACGCGGCGCGTTCGGCGGCATGGTTCTTTGTCACCAGCGGATGCCTGCTTTACTCCGGCGACCTGGCCCGCGTCACGCAGATTATTAATGGCGGTCAGAACGGCATTGAAGACCGCCGTCAGCGTTACAACCGTGCACGAGCGGCATTGTTATGATCCAGGCACTGTTGAGGAAGTACTGGTTTCCGCTGGTGGTGCTGGTTCTTACTGGGGCGCTGGCCTTTCTGGTGAACCGGTACCGTGACAACGCCATTGAGTACAAAAAGCAGCGTGACGAGAAAACGCAGGCGCTCAGTCTGGCGAACGCCACGATCAATGACATGCAGGTGCGCCAGCGCGACGTGGCGGCACTGGATACGAAATACACGAAGGAGCTGGCAGATGCGAATGCTGAAAATGATGCTCTGCGTAAGCGTCTCGATAATGGTGGCAGGGTGCGCGTTAAAGGAAAGTGTCCCGCCCAGGACTACACCACCTCCACCGGCGGCGTGGGCGATGCAGGAACCGTCGAACTCGCTGACGTTGCTGGACGAAACGTTCTCAGTATCCGCGCCGGAATCATCCGCGATCAGAAAGCCCTGAAGTATTTGCAGGACTACATCAACACGCAGTGCCTGAAAGAGCCTAAATAAAAAGGTTCCCAAATAATCACAAAAAAAGTATCATTTCGTCATGTTGGTCGTATTGTAGCCAAAACACTCTAACTAAGCCTCGGCACCTGCCGGGGCTTTTTTGTATCCGCATTTCACCGCGCACCGCAGCGCATCCAACCACGTCGAACCCAACCCTTTGGAATGAGCCTTTGAGGAGTCAGTTAGTGCTGGCGAGCCTCGACGGGCTGATCTCCTATGCGGCAAAGGTTCATCTCCAAGAGTAGGTAAACGCTATGAAAGAAGCATTGTTAATTCAGGAGTTCGATTTCTCTAAGATGGTAATGGCTATTCAGGGCAAGGCGTTCACGACCAGCCAGAAGATCGCTGATTACTTTGGCAAAAGCCATAAGAACGTATTGAGAAAAATCAGGCAGACCATGAGCGAGTGCCCCGATGATTTTGCCCGGCTCAATTTTGAGCCTACTGATTTCATTGATAAAAATGGTGAAACTCAGCCAATGTTCAAGCTGACGAAAGACGGCTATATGCTGGTCGTCATGGGCTTCACTGGGGCTGTGGCCACTCTGATCAAAGTCAGATACATCCAGGCATTTAACTGGATGGCGGATCAGCTTACGCGCTGGCATGAAATGGGAGAACAGGCCCAGCACCGCCATGCACTGAAGGTAGCCAAATCAGAAGTGAAGGCACGCATCGGCAGCAAGATGATGAATGCCCGTAAGCGAGAGAAGAAACTGCTTGCGCTGGAGTTTGACCAGATCCTCTCGCTAACGCAGCCAAAGTTAATTTTCACAGAGTGACGGCATTACAGCAGGCATTCACTGAGTGCCTGTGATAATGCTAAATTAAAGCCTTACTAACATAGTGGGGATCTTATGAAGCATCTAATACACACTTTTATTTCTAAGTCGGCAGATGGCTCTTTCATTAAGTACGAGATCTATAGTGAGAATTATGATCTTGGCTATCATAAAAAAGTCCCTGAAGGGAGCTGCCAGATTATTTCCTCGAAGTTTGATCCTGATACCTCCGTATTTAAAGTCACTGATATTAACTTAAACATTGATGACTTGTTTAAAGCTAATCAGCCTGCCCCTAACACTTGGTACTCGGATGGTCAGGACCGCGTAAGCCTAGATATGGTTATCTGTTATCTCAAGAATTTAAAATAACCATATTCAGGGAAAGTGTGAGCCTCGCATTCGCGGGGCTTTTTTATGCGCATCGCACGCGCACATCGAAGAAAGTCTTTCAGCTGTGAGCCTGGGCAAGCCGTTAACTTTCGGCGGCTTTGCCGTGCGACAGGCTCACGCCTAAAAGGAAACAGTTATGAAAAACACTTACCAGATGATGAAGGCTCTTGTCACATTGCCGCCATTAGGCGAGACGATTAGTGATAAAGCCGGTAATACGCGCAAATACGGCGGAAAGCATAAGGTCCACATTGCTGCTGTTGACCGGAGCTGGACCGCTCAATTCAGTTATTACTTTGATGACCCTATTTTATTACGTGAGTTAAACATCCAGGGTTTTTCATCAACGCCATGGGTTGTCAGTGAAAAAATCATGGTTCCAGATGGTTATTTGATCATAGCTATGCTGGTGGATGAAAAGGGCATACCGCTATCAAACGAAATGCTGCCTCTTGAGCTTGAGGAATTACCGCGTACAGGCTGGAGCCTGAATAAATCAGGAGTGTTGCATGCTGCTGATGAACCTGAACCGGTACAGGCGAACAGCTACAACATGGCCGTCGGTATCAAAGTGGGTGCCGGCGAGCTTCAGGCTGTGATGGATGGGATTAATAAGCTGGCCCGTGCGTTTGAAGCATTTAGCGTACAGGTAGGAAAGAACTTCATCAAAGATGCGTATATCCAGGATGGGGCAATCCAGTCCGCCAGTATCAGTGACGCCATCATGTCCGGTTTTAGCCCCGAACTTAGAAGCAAGTCGGACGACCGCCTGATGAAAAATGCCGAAAGCTTACCGGCCTCAAAAGCTTTCACCTTAAAAGATAAAGCCTATGTTTTTTCCGGGAGCGTAATCGCATCCAAAACATGCCTTAGCGATGACATGCGCCAAGCCGTTATTGATGCCGTGTGTAACAGTGAAGTGTTCCAGTCGCTGGTGGCTCAGTTAAATGCGCTGTCTGCTGAACGGGAATCAGATGCAGTCAGGCTTCAGCGGGGTATCGATCAGGCTCTGTCTGATACCATCCGCAACGCGCTGAAGCCGGGTGGATTGCTTTTC